AGAATAAAGACATCTTAGTATACAAAAGAAAATAAAAAAAGAATGTGACCGCACCGTAAAGTCAGCACGACCACATTCACTATATATAATATACACGATTTTGATAAATATGTCAAATTGGTGTAAAAAATCCAGTAATAGCGCAATTTGGTAACGCACTAGTTTTGGGAACTAGGGATTGCAGGTTCGAGTCCTGCTTATTGGACCATTTTATAGCAGGATAGTTTAGTGGAAGAATGATAGTATACCTTGCTATTGATGTTGGTTCGATTCCAACTCCTGCAACCAATTGAAATATTTTACTACTTTATAAGTAGTGTATTAATGGTATACACTTGCGTGACAAGAAAACGGTGGGTGCACAGTCCTGAAGGTAATTGAAATATTATCGTATGCCATTGATACAGTGCTTATAAAATAGCACTTTGAGTCGATAAGTAATCGGCTTTTTTCGTATGTCTAAACCCTGATGACATTAAAAGCTGGAGAATAGTCAGTCAAGACTTTAAAAAGGAGAGCGGATTATGAAGAATAATCAAAAAATAATGCCTTTTAACTTGCAACGATTTGCAGATGTTGAAGGAAATGGAGAAGGAACTCAATCCACACAAAATGGAGTTCAAAATAGTCAAGGAGCTACGCAAACAAATAGTATTGATTACGATAAAATACAAAGCATGATTGACAGTAGAAACTCTAAGACTGAAGAGGCTGTTTTGAAAAGCTATTTTCAAAGTCAAGGAATGAGTAAAGAAGAAATGGAACAAGCAATTGGAACATTTAAATCTCAAAAAGAACAAAATAGCAAGCAACAAGTAATTGATAATAACACCTTGAAAGAGCAGTTAGCAAATGCTAATAAGGCTACTTTGCGATCAAATATTGAAAAGGAAGCAATCATGCAAGCGTTAGAGTTAGGAATTGATTCAAAAAAAATTCCATATGTCTCTAAACTTGCAGATTTTAGTAAAGTTGTCGATGAACAAGGAAATATCAATAATGAAGCAATCAAAACATCACTTCAAAAAGTGTTAGAAGATGTACCAGCCTTTAAAGCAAAGAGCGAAAATGCTTCTGATTTAAAAATTGGTGCGGATAGTTCTAACACGAAAGAATCCAGTGGAGATTTATTTAATTTTGGATTCACTGGAGTACGTAAACACTAGTAGTTAGTGTTTTTTTATTAGAAAGAGAGATGATATTATGCCAAAATTAAACTATGCTACAGAATATAGTCAAGCATTAGCACAAGCTTATCCTTATACACTATATTTTGGAGCTTTATGGACTGCAACCAAAGAAGACGTTAAATTCTTAAATAGCAACACTATTCAATTACCTAGCTTAAAGGTAAAGGGGCGTAAAAACGGTAACCGTGATACCATTGGAACTTTTGGAAGAAATTTCGATAACGAATGGGAAACAAAAACTCTAAAAAATCACAGAACCTGGGATACTTTAGTTCATCCACGTGATATAGATGAAACGAATAAAGTAGCGTCTATTCAAAATATCACTAAAACAATGAATGAAGAGCAAAAATTCCCAGAAATGGATGCTGAAGCAATCGATGCAGTATATTCACTAAAAAATGGAATTGAACCAGTTACAGCAAAAGAAAAGGGATATATTACAGCCCAAAATGTATTAACTGAATTTGATGCTTTAATGGATAAAATGGACGAAAAAAGAGTACCAGCTGCTGGTCGTATTTTGTATGTAGATACATACACTAAAACTTTAATTGATACAGCAAAAGACGTAGTTCGTACAAGTGGTAATAAAGTATTAGGACGCACAGTATCACGTATTGATGAAGTTGAAATTGTATCTGTTCCAACAACTTTAATGAAGACATCATTCACATTTAAGGAAGATGATGGATTTGAAGTTGCAGATGATGCAAAAGATGTAAAAATGTTCTTAGTACATCTAAGTGCTATTGTTCCAGCTATTGTATATGACTTTGCGCAACTTGAAAGTCCAAGTGCATTGTCACAAGGTAAATATGTGTATTTTGAAGAATCTTTCGAAGATATGTTTATTTACGATAAAAAACATGATGGTATTCAATTCTTAGTTGAAGAAACAACAACTGAATAATGGCTTTATTCAAACACAAAAATGGTGGAGTATGCGAAGTATTAACAATAGAAAATATTGCTAAACTTCGCAAAAACCCAAATTATCAAGAAATAAAACCAGAAAAAGAAAAAAAGAAAGAAACTAAGAAACTGGAAGAAGAAAGCAAAGAATCTAAGTGAGGTGATAAAATTGGAAGCACTTTATATTACAATGAAAGAATATGAGGATTATTGGGATATAAATGCCGATGAGGATAATTTCCAAAAAAATCTAATTTTATCAAAAGAAAAAGTTGATACAATTACACACAACAGAATAGTAGCGATAGGTTTTGAAAATTTAACAAAATTTCAAAAAGAAAAAATTAAATTAGCGATGTTTCATCAAATAGCATTTTTAGAGGAGAATGGTACAGAGTCAAGCGATGTAAGCGGTTATAGTGTACTAGATATTTCTGTAAATGTGGACAAAACTACACAAACAAAAGCACAGAAACTACATATATCTAGTTTTGCTTTAGACCAATTACAAAAGACTGGCTTATGTACTAATAGTTTTAGATGGCATTAAAAATAAAGAAACTTAGATTTCCTAAAGAACTTGCAAATGTAAATTTTGAAATTGAATTGGAACAAGAAGGTATTTCCGAAGAAGGAGAGCCACTAATCTCTTTAAGAACTAAAGGAAAATGTATTTTTTCTGAAAAATCAAAACGTATTATCGACGAAGATGGTCGAAAAATTACGTTAAGTGGAAAGATTGCTATTGAAGGTGATATAGCTCCTAGTTTAAAAACAATAGCAAGTGGTAGTGTTGTTATTCATGGAAGAAAATACGAGATTTATGCAGGTTACAGACCAAGAAATCCAGATGGTAGCGTCTTTATGACGGAGTTTGACTTGATGTAATGAAAGTTACAAGCAAACAAAATCAAAGTCATAGTCAAGCTATGAAATTAGTATTTCAAAGAGCTCTAATAAAGACAGTAGATGCAATAAAAAGTGATGTGCAAGATTCTCAAACAATGCCTTTTGATACAGGAGCTTTACAAAATACCAAAACATATGTAAATACAAATAAAATAAAACAAGGGAAGGCAAGTGTTGTTTCAGAAGGGCCTTATGCGAGACGTTTGTATTTTCATCCAGAGTATAATTTTAAGACAGAAGGCAATTCAAAGGCTGGCGGAATGTGGTTTGAACCTTATATAAACGGAAATAAAAAAATGTTTCCACAAATTGTATTTGCAAATTATGTTCGGAAGGAGATGGAAAATGTTATTGGTAGACATTAAAGATTATTTCAAAGAAAAATTTCTTTGGAGTGAATCTATATCAATCGGAAAGATTGATAATAACAAAGAAAAAGCAATATGCTTTTATCCATCTAAAAGAGAAATTTCAAAAATTAATCGTGTTGGTGGTAAAAAAAATGCTAAGTATAATTTGATTCCTATTACTATTTTATTAAGATACACAAAAAATCAATCATTAGCAGAGCAAAAAGCTAAAGAAATTTATGACTTCTTTGATGAGAGGTCTTTTTTATTGAATGAAAAAAGATTGTTTATAATCATGCAAAATAACGAACCAATTTGGTTAGGAACAGATGAGCAAAATGTTTATGAATATTCTTTTGAATTAAATTTTTATGAAGAAAGGTAGGTGGCTTAAATGGCTACATATAATACTGGAGTATTTCCAGTTTACGATTTAGACTTTAAAATTGGAACAAATGGAGAAAATTCAACAGATACAGACATGAAGTTAATTGCGGAAATGGATAACTTTTCAATGTCAGTAACAAGTGACACTCAAGAATGGAACCCGATGGAATCAAAAGGATGGAGAAAACTATTAGTTACGGCAAAAGCATTAACAATTTCTTTATCCGGCAAAAGAAGTTATGGAGATGATGGTAATGACTACGTAGCTGGTTTAGCATTAAAAAACGGACGTAATTGTTGTTCAAAAATGTCTATTGATTTTCCTAACGGTGACAAGCTAGAAATGAACTGTGTTGTAAAGGTTACAAACTGGGTAGGTGGAGCATCCACGGACGTACAGCCATTGGAATTTGATCTTGAAAGTGATGGGGAACCAATTTTTACACCAAGTGATACAACTGAATAAAAAAACGGAGAGGGCAGTTCCTCTCCATATTTATTTTAATAAAATAGAAAGAAGGAAAAAAATATGAGAATTATAGAAACTGGAGATAAGATTTTAACAGGAGATAATCATCCACAATTACAAATAGGAGATAAATTATATTTAGTAGACGACAGGAAGAAAACGTTTGATGAAATAAATAATGTTCAATCTGATGTAACTTTATCACAAAGTGAAAGGGAAAGAAAAATATTTGAATTAGCACTTGGAGTTAATAATGCAAATGAACTTTTAAATGATGAAAACTTAACTGTAGCAGGTTATAAAAATTTAACTTATTTTATTTTAGCCGCAATCACTGGAAGTACTTTTGAAGAAATAAAAGAACAAAGTGAAGCAAAAAACTAATATCCCAAGAAGTCTTTTATGATGAAGATTTCGATTGGGATAGAATAGTAGCAAGTTTCACACAGCAATATGGTATTCGATTAAGTAGAGAATATGAAGAAATCTCTACACAAGAATACTATCAATTATTAAAACACTTAAATGGAGATACACCACTTGGATACTACATTCAAGTTCGCTCAGAACGAGATTCTAAAAAAATTCAAGAAATGAGCAAAGATGAAAAAGCGATTCGTAGTGAGTGGCAGCAATTTAGAATGAAACACGCTCCAAAGATAAGTGATAAAGATAAAAAGAAAAAAACAGAAGAATTTCATAACTTAATTAAATCAATGTTTGAAGGTGGTATGAGGTAATAATGGAGTAGCAGGAACAGTATATTTTGATACTGCTTTCGATACAAAAAGCTATAATAAAAATATATCAAATACTTTAAAAAGTACAGAAAATGCTTTTTCTAGTAGTTTCAAAAAAATAGGATCTATAGTCGGAAAAGCCCTAGCAGTTACTGCAGTAGCAAAATTCACTAAGTCTTGTTTGGACTTAGGTTCAGACTTAGCAGAAGTGCAGAACGTAGTTGATGTATCTTTTCCTAAGATGAGTGAACAAGTCAATGCGTTTGCAAAAAATTCTATCGAACAATTTGGTTTATCTGAAAAGATGGCAAAACAGTACATGGGTACATTCGGAGCAATGTCCAAAAGTTTTGGTTTTAGTGAAGAATCTGCTTATGAAATGTCTAAAACAGTAACAGGATTAGTTGGTGATGTTGCTTCTTTTTATAATATTAGCCAAGATTTAGCTTCTGTAAAATTAAAAGCAATTTGGACAGGTGAAACAGAAGGACTTAAAGATTTGGGAGTTGTAATGACTCAAACAGCCTTAGAAGAATACGCTATGCAGCAAGGTAGAGGTAAAACTATATCACAAATGTCAGAAGCAGAAAAAGTGGCATTGAGGTATTCGTTTGTACAGGCAAAATTATCTGGAGCAATGGGAG